TTTGAGCAGGAGAGACTCCATAAGTCTCCATAGCCGTGACGATCTGGGCATCAGTCATGCCTGGATTAGCAAGCAGAAAATCTACAATTTGTGCGCTAGTTACAGCCATGATTGCTCCTTATTGTGGCTCAACAGGCCAAGTAATAGTCCAAGGGAAACCACTCTGCAAAGGAACATCTCTCAATGCTTGGCAGTAGTCTTTCCACTCTTGTGATGGAGTCATATCGCTACGAAATCTCCAATCAGTTTCTGTTAGTTTATCATCACGGGTCTGACGAACACTCTTAGCCTGTTCAGCATCTTTCTGAGCCTTGTAAGCAGTCTCATGCTCAAGGGCTGTAGTTGTTACACCCTCAACAGTAGTGTCTACAAAGACAGGGCCAAGCACATACTTTGTGTACCACTTACCATCTACTTGCTCAACACCAGAGGCTTGAGAGTATTGGTAAACAGTTCCACCAGAGGCTTGTGCGCCTTCAAAGACTACATCAGCACCTAAAGCCTCTAAGACTTCAGTTGTTGTTATGTCCCATGATGGGCCACCATTGGCTTTTGTGTATGCACGAAACTCTGCTTCGTACATTACTTGCCCTGTTGATTGAATTCGTACTTGCATGATTTTTCCTTATGCGATAGCCAAGAAGATGAATGTGCCACCAGAGGCATTGATAGCGGCTGGCGCAGTAGAACTAATCTCAAACCCTGCGCTATAGGTGTCAATGTAGTCGGTATTAGTTACTTCAGCGGCTGTGCTGTTCAAAAGCAAGTAAGGGTCATTTCCTGACACAATGCCTCTAGCTGTATCCCATACATACCAAGCACCAGTTGAGTCTGTACGCTTGATTAGGACAAACCTTGCACCACCTGTAAAGCCACAGTCAATTTGAAGTGTAGTGCCTGTGCCTGTGTATGAGCCTACTTTAGAAACACCTGCATAAGTGGCAAATAGGTAAGCGACATAATTTACTGCGCTAGTGTTTACATCCGAATCAGTTCCAACAGTAAACACAGAAGAAGTAGGAGAAGTGTTATTCCAAAAGACACTATTTGTGTCAGCAGAACCAGTAGAGTTTAGTTCAGCGGCCTTTGTATTAACTCCAAAATAAACTCGCCATCCTCGTGTTCCTGCCCTTCCTTTCACAATCATCATCTCAGGTGCAACGCCCAAGTTATGACTAACAGTCCTTGCACTTCCTGTCCCTGTATAGCAACAAACATCAAAGACATTAGGATATCTGCGGAACATCCAACTGCGGTAGTTTGCATTTACAGTTCCAAGCGTGTTGTGGCCATCCATGAAACCAAACGCACCCCAATCTCCGCCAAGGTCGGTTGCGGCAACAGTACTAATTCCTTCAAAGCCAAAGTTACCCATTAGCCTTTGGGAAACAACCCAGTCCCATGTTTGGGATACATCACGGCTTAAAGCCCAATCAACAGGGAATCCACTATTAAAAGTTGGGGGGTTTGGCGCAGTTCCATTGCGTGTATCTGTTGCGTAAACACTAGTCCCACTCGTAGGCACTTTCATCGGGCCTCTGCGAATGGCTATGTAGATGTAGGTATCGCCAGAAGCGTTATATCTGTATGAAGCAGACTTTAATTGAAAACCAGTTGCCTGAAAATCAATTTCATTTGTTCCTGATGTTGTTCCTTGTTCTGCATCAGATGTGTTTGCCAAAAGATACGCATCGTTTGGCCCCGTAGGAATACCCCTCATGTTGTCGTAAATGCTCCAACTATACCCAGCCGTTGTAGTGTTCTTAATCATCACCCATTGAGGCTCATAGCCGAGTGTCACTATAGGGCCGTCAGCAGAACTGTTACCCGTGTAAGACCCACACGAAATCACATTGTCTGTACCAGTTAGGCCAAAGCCTCCTGCGTCATGGGCGAAAAGGTAGGCTACAAAGTCATCGCCATTGCCATTAACCGCTGTCAGAGAGCCAACAGTAAAATGTGTTGAAGTTGGCCTTGTGTTATCCCAAAAGTCATTGGCGGAGTCTGCCGCATTGGTTAGATTAAGACTTAAATCTTGATTTGCGGCTAAACTTCTGTGATTAACCTTCCAATTACTACCACCTGCATTAGTTCGTCTAATAATGATGCAACCAGGGACACTCCCTAAGTTATGTGCAATTTGGCGGTTGCTAGTTGCATTTCCCGTATAAGTAACAATATCAAAAAACTTTGGCTGCTTGCGGAATGTCCATGAAACATAGTTAGCGCTACTATTTACTTGATTTCCAGTATTATCTGCACCTAATGTATATCCTGTGCTTCCAAATGCTGTAATTGCATCATCATAATAATAGCTTGCTGAAGTAGCATTTGCCCATAACGTGTTACCTGCGCCACGAACAGTATCTTCTAAATTGTGGAATCTATCGACTCTTGCTTTAGTCCAAACCAAACCACCTTCGCCAGCCAAGTCAATGCCATTAGTGATAGTCTGTGTAGAGCTATTACCCGCATAAAGATATGTAGAAAACACCTCTTCAATGTAGTTAGGAATAATAGGGACACCATTACCGCCAAACCCATCTTGAGAAGCCGCACCAGAAGTTGCTTGTAATGGCATGGTTTAAGCCTTAAATTGTGTAATGCTTGCCAAGACTGTGAAAGTCGCACTACCTGTCTTGATAATCAAATAACGATAGCTATCAATGCCACTAGCATTACCTGCTGTTGGCGCACCACCAAACCAACGTGTCGTAACACCAGATGTAGTGCCATCCACTTGAACAGCAGAGTTGTAGTAAGCCGTAGAACCTTGAGTCACCAAGAAAGCCACAGTCATTGATTGACCTGTAGTCATCAAAGTATTCAAGGAAGTACCGCTAGAACCTCTGAAGTTAACTGTCCAGTTAGCACTTGCGTTGCTTGTGTAATACAAAACAGACTGAGTTGTAATGTCGTAAGCAATCGTTCCAGTAGCCGCAGTTGCTGATACTGTTGCTACCTCTGCTGCATCGTTTAAAACAATGGCTGTAGCAGATGATGAACCTGAGAATGTCTGAGTGGCAGTAAATGTCTGTGCAGCATTAGTAACTGCCGTGTTAGCGTTATATGCTTGTACGTTAGTACCGATAGCCAAACCTAAGTTAGTCCGAGCAGTAGCAGTATTGGATACGTCAGATAGGTTATTAGAGTTAACTAAGAAACCACCAGAAGTAAAAGCTGCTTGAGTCCAAGCCGATCCTGTCCACACATACAGAGTGCTTACTGTTGTATTCCAGTACAAAGCACCTGTCAACAGAGCATTTCCATCATTGTCTACAGAAGGAGCAGAAGACTTAGAACCTAAATATCTGTCATCAAAAGCATCGTATGAAGCTGCCGCATTAGTTTCACTTGTAGCAGCATTGCTTGCACTTGTAGAAGCATTTGAAGCACTTGTTGAGGCGTTTGAAGCACTTGTTGCCGCATTAGAAGCAGAAGTAGCCGCAGCAGTAGTTGAACCAAATATCGAATCTATTTCAGTTTTGGTATAAGCATTTGTTATGTTATAGCCAGCAATAGTCGTAGGATTCGTTCCTGCCGTTGCACGACCATAAGCATCAAAAGTGACAGATTGGTATGTTCCTGCTGAAATGCCAGAAGTAGCCAAATCAATGTTGTCGCCATTGACAACAATACGACTAGAAGATGCAGTTCCTACATTGAGAGTGTTACCTGTCTTTGTAAGACCATCACCTGCAGTAATCTGACCTGCACCTGAGAACTGCGCCCATGTAATCGATGTGCTTCCCAATGTGCCACCTGCATCTATTGTGCAGATAAAGCCAGAGTCAGCGTTAGTTGTACCTTTTTCAACAAAGGTAAAAGCCGCTACCAACTCAGCATAAGTGTCAGCATCTGTTGTGCGTGTCCATGAACCTGTTGCACACAAGTAAATACCATTCTGTGAGGCAGTAGATTGGTCTTTAACCAAGACCCGATCACCCGCAACAATCGAGATGCCATCAATGGTTTGTGCGCCAGATAAGGTGATGTTTGCAGTGGTAGCCGCAACCACAGAGGCTTTAGCATCAATACCTTGGGCAAGTGCATCCACATAACCCTTGGTAGCCGCATCAGAATCGTTTGTGGGGCTTGCCAAACCAGTAATGGTTGCCGATGTACTGCTATCCATGTCCAATGCGCCAGAGATGGTCACATTGTTGAATGTAGAAGTACCAGAAGCAGCAGTCACATTGCCTGTCAAGTTGCCAGTTACGTTACCTGTGACATTTCCTGTGACTGCACCCGTTAAGTTGCCTGTTACGTTACCTGTTACTGCACCTGTCAATGGGCCACTAAAGCCTGTATTTGCAGTGATGTTCGTACCAGTAATAGCAAGCGGAGATGAACCACCAATTACCGCACCATTGATTGTCCCCGCACTAATAGCGGCAGAAGCAATCGTAGCGGCAGTGCTAACAGTAAGGTTAGTAAAAGTTCCTGCTGCGGCAGTAGTTCCACCGATAACCGCACCATTTATCGTACCGCCAGTAATCGTGGCAGAAGAGTTATCTGTCTTTGTTGCTATAGCAGTAGCAATGTTATTGAACTCTGTATCAATCTCAGTACCTTTAACAATCTTTAAAGGATTGCCAGGTGAAAGATTATCTTTGGTTGCAAAGTTAGTGGATTTTGAATAATTAGACATGGTTTATCCTATCTTGCCTTCTTTGGCTTGAAGTTCAATTTTCTGAATTGACAACTGAGTGCCATTGATAGTGGCTTCGTAACCAGTTTGTACGATTTTACCCGCACTTGAAGCATTGCTTGTTAGTGCTTTAATTGGGATACCGCTTGAATAGTCTGCAACTGCATACTCTCCAACCCCATACTCAAAATAGCCTTGGGGCGGAATAAAGACGTTCTCTGACTGATAAGCACCCGAATAATCAAAAGCCCACTTGATTGTGAGGAACTGATTAGAGCCACCAATCACTACGGCAGTAATAGACTTCAGAATGGAAATCTGGTTAGGATTGCCTAAGTCAGCATTGTTTGTGTAGTACAGGAATCGATAAGTAGAAGCATCATCGAGATAACCATCATACTTACCAATATAGCCGTTCTTTCCAATGTACAAGTCGCCATTACGCAACGATCTTAGTGCAGTTGGTGAAATACTATCCCATTTGGTTACACGGGAAGCACCATCTTGCAGGGATTGTTTGGTATCAAAGCAGTAGACTTGCAAAGTAGCTGGCAGAACAAGCAGATAAAAAGCATTCTTCTCTGAATAAACAGATTTGACGTTTGCTAGTGTTTCTCCAGATAAGGAAGATTCCAAATCAAATCGAACATTCTTAGAAAGGTCTCGCAATGGAGCAGACTTCTCTTGAATTGTCCTCATCAATGAGCGAACACCTGAGTCTGACAAGAAAACAACATCAGTACCAATACTTTGTATGGTATCCCTAGCGATACATCCAATAGAGCCTACTGTGTCGCTCAGAACAAGAGATGCGGGAGTAGAAGCACCAGAGTAAACAAGAATCTGCTTCTTGCCAAAGATAAACAAGAAATCATTGTGCGCTGCCAAGCCCATGACTTCATCTGCACCATTAGGCCATACACGGGATACATCTAATGAGCCTGAAGTACCACCCCCCCATACATGACCTGCAATCAAATCAGAGAAGGTAATTGTTACTTTGTCTGTTGACGTATTAGCCACCCACAAACGACCAAAAGCTGAAATAGCAATGTTTGCTTGTGGAACTGTAGCTACATAACCTGACTTCTCTGAGACTCTGCGATAAGTAGTTGTGCTTACGGCAGGGTCATAAATCAAAGGATCGTGACCAGTTTGAAAGAAGTATGCAATGCCATTCAAAGATGCACACTGCCAGTTAGATGCAGTAATAGTAGGAGCAGTACCGCCACCACCATAGGTCAACTCAGTCACCGCATTAGCAGTACCAAGTTTGAATATCTTGTTGTTGCCAGCAAATAGAACTGTAAGAGTTCCATCGTTTTGGACTAATTCATGGATAACACCAACATCGTTAGCACCTAGATTGCCAGAAGAAGAGTTAACCCTTGTCCAACCTTTTCTAGCACCAATACGACCATACTGATCCAAAATGCAGTTAGTTGCGACCAAGGCAAAACCAGACCCCAAATCAAGGGGCGAATCTTCAGTATTCAGGCCATAAAAGCCTGGTGCTGAAAGACTATAACTTTGGAGTGCTGATGCCATTAGACCGCCACAAAGTTGTCTTCAGGATAACGAGTGCTTTCCAATGCAATAGCATCAGAGAGCATTCCTCTAAACAAAGCATAAGCCTCATTAGAGTTTGTTCCACCATCTTCACCACGCTCAATCAAAGCCCTTGCATAGGCACTTTGAGTCACCAAGTAGTCTAAAACCTTGACAGAAGTGCCATCAGCAGACAAATTAGCCTGTGGGACAGTTACATCAAATTTAAGTGTATATACGCCATTAGGAACTGGAAACAAATCAATCTTTGTGTCGCCATTGCCATCTACACCACTAAAGCAGAACTCTGAAGGTATAGACTGTGAAGGTGTACCAAAGTTGAGCTTGCGGTTCATGTCCGCAACAGTAGTGTTATCTAAAGTAATTACGCTAGTCGTATTGATAGCATCGTTAACACGAAACTTCTGACCAACACCCGTCAAAGCATAGGAACTTGTGCCAGAGGTAGTAGTCACTGTAATTGTTTGAGATAAGACATTCCATGAATAAGCATCTTCAATCTGACGTTTGCCATCATTGACAAACTTGCCAATCAAAGCAGAATAAGCGGTTTCGCCAACAGTAGATACTGTGCTTTCACGCAAGCGAACTAACACATCGTTAACAAGTTCTAAGTAGGTCATGTTCGTTGCGCTCCTAATACTTCAAATGTGGCAATAAAACTGAATGTACTTGCACTTTGAGTAGTAATTTGAATTCTATCGCCTTCTTCTAAAACGATATAAGCATTGCCATCAAACTGA